CGAGTTAGGATTATACGGCGAAGAGTTTAACGAAAAATTCATTGCTGAATTAATGAAAGTAAAAGCAGAAAAAGGTGCTGATTACTTTAGAAACTATCCTAGCAAAAGCATGATGATGGGCGATGACCTTAAACCATTAGCAGACGCAGTAGGACTTGCTCATAAGCCTAATGTACAAGGTAATTCATACGATATCAATCAAGGACCAGTGAGTCAATAATGGCAGATAAAGATTTAAGAAGTATCATGGAGGCATTTTATAATGCCGCTCCATATGGTAATCCAGAGCAACCAGAATCAGAAGATAAAGAATCAGTATCTTATAATAGAACTAAAAAGCAAGGCGATGCTACTGTTACAGTAAGTGCTAATGCTGACAGTATGGATGAATTACATCAGATACTAAAACTTGCTGGTATAGATCCACATGGTTTAGAAGGCAGTAAAGAGCCAGAAGCACACGATCATGAAGAACACGATCACGAAGATATTTGCGATGGTTGTGGTAAGCCAGGCGATGAGTGTGAGTGTGAAGATTGCGATCAACACGGTGATCAGAGCGACGGTCCAGTTGTAGTTAGTCTTAAACCACAAGGCTCACAAGGGTACAACAGCATTGGCGGTGATAAAAAAGAGATTTTAAATGCTCTTATGAATCGTTACAAAAGCCTGTAAACACTTTTTATAACCCAAAACCTATATAAATAACTGCATGCCACAAGGAACGCAGGATTATAGTCTAACGAAAAAAGCCTTTGCCAAGCAAACTTTTACCGAAGACCATATTGAACAAATTTCTAATTGTATGGACCCATTAACAGGTCCAGCATATTTTATGGCGAATTTTGTAAAAATTCAGCATCCAACTAAAGGTGGAATTAAATTTCAACCATTCGAATTCCAGGAAAGGTTAATACATACCTACTCTCAATATCGTTACAGTATTAACATGTTGCCTAGGCAAACAGGTAAAACAACATGTGCGGCCGCATACTTACTTTGGTATGCTATGTTTGTAGCAGACAGCACAATACTTGTAGCGGCACATAAACATACAGGTGCTCAAGAGATAATGCAACGTATTAGATACGCATACGAAAGTGTACCTGATCATATTAGAGCGGGTGTAACAGAATACAACAAAGGTAGTTTAAGTTTCGACAATGGTAGTAGAATTGTAAGTGCTACAACAACTGAAAACACTGGACGTGGTATGTCCTTATCATTAGTATACTTAGACGAGTTTGCGTTTGTACCACCCAGGATAGCCAGTGAGTTTTGGACAGCACTATCGCCAACATTAAGTACAGGCGGTAAGTGTATTGTAACAAGTACACCTAATAGTGACGATGATACATTTGCTAACATTTGGCATCAAGCAATACAACAAGTCGATGACTACGGTGAAGAGCAAGATGTTGGTACTAACGGATTCAAGGCATTCCGTGTTAATTGGCAAGAGCACCCAGACAGAGATGATCTTTGGGCAAAAGCAGAACGTAGTAGAATTGGCGAAGAAAGATTTAGGCGTGAACACGAATGCGAATTTATCATATACGACGAAACACTTATTGACTCTCTTAAATTAGTTGACATGAAAGGTGTTGACCCAATTAGACGTAGTGGGCAAATACGTTGGTACGAACAAATTGATCCTAACAAAATATATGCTATTACATTAGATCCTAGTACAGGAACAGGTGGCGATAATGCCGCTATAATATGTTATGACTTGCCTACAATGAATCAAGTATGCGAGTGGCAACATAATAAAACACCTATCGAAGGGCAAATTAAACTACTGCGAGATATAGCAAAAGAAATAAAAAGTTACGGTGCTACAGAAATATACTGGACTGTAGAGAACAATGCTATAGGCGAAGCGGCCTTAGTAGTAATTAGAGACACAGGCGAAGAAAGTTTCCCTGGTACGTTCTTACATGAACCTAATAAAGTACAAGGTAAAAAGGGCAGAAAAGGTTTCCACACACATCATAAAAACAAAATGGAAGGTGCCTTAGCAATGAAACGCCTTATAGAAAGTGGTAAACTTAAATTGCGTAGCAAGAACATCATTAGAGAATTAAAAGAATTTGTAGCACGTGGTACAACGTTTGCCGCTAAACCGGGTGGCAGTGATGACTTAGTAATGGCTACATTAGTAGCAGTTAGAATGATAACATACATAGCACAATACGAAGATGCTATATATGACGAAATAGAAACAAGTGTCGATGACGATGATGACTGGAACGGTCCATTGCCTATCGGCGTTTTATAATCGTATTTTTTGATAAATATAAGTATGAAAAACAGCGAAGACTTAGGTAATGAAGTATTTGAATTCTTAAAGGGTTTAGGAATAAGTATTGCTCTATTTGATAAAAATGGTGAAGATACCCTAGATGCCGAGCAAGGAGTACGTTTCTATAGCCAAGACCCAAACATAATGGTTACTATTGATACTGATAACAAAGAGTTAAAGTTAAGTAAATCTAAACACGTTGAAGATGATAAAATGGATAGGGTACACAAAGGCATAAAGAATCTTGCTCACAAATACGCATTTGATTTTGATTACAAAATTTATGGAAAAACGATCCAACCTAAGCACTCTGAATACAAATCAAAGATAAACAAAATGAAAGAATTAGAAGCAGGATTAACAGAAGCAAGTTTAGGTAAAATGTACGGTAGTATGAAAACAAGTTATCAACCTTTAGACTCAGTAAAAATTATTGTTAGACATGGTAAGGCAGTTAATGAAGAAGTAAGAGGTTCGCGTAGTAGACAAATTTCTAAATTGTTTATTCAACGAGCAGACGAAAGATTCGCATTACCGCATAAAAGTTTAGCAGGTGCTAGAGCAATGGCACGCCACGTATACAACGGTGGTGAAGTACACGATACAGTTGGAGCGGCTATCAACGAAATGGTTGAAAGCATAGACTCACTATCAAAATTCTCTAGATATGTAACAAACAAAAATTTAGTTAACGAAGAAAATAATACACTTGTAACACTAGCACAAGAATCAGTACAGAATTTAAGACAATCACTTAAAAAACTAAGTGGTGCTAAGACTTATGCGAGAGCAGTAGAAACAATTGATTTTACTAACTCATTAGAGATTACAGAAAACGCAGACGATTTAACAGATCTATTTACAGAAAAGCATGTAGACGATAGTGTACTAAATGCTTTTCCATCAATTAATAAACTGCTTTCTGTACAACAAAAAATGGACGAGTATATTACAAGTAGTATAGATAATTTAAATATACAAGTGCCTATTTCAGAAGAAGGGATTGAATATCCTAACAAACATTCCGAAGTAGCACATAAATTATCAGTTATTGCTGAGTTTGTTGAAGACAAAATTTTAAAGAATTTTATTGAAAACTGTGGTACTAAAATACTTAAAGGTACTAAGTTAGACGAGAACTCTATGTCTAATATTAAAAAGTTGATATCAAAGACTAATATGGAAAGTGTAACAAAAGATACAGCAGAAATACTAGAATTCATCAATTTTACCAGAAAACTAGACAATATAGTAGAAAATTAATAAATATTTTCTGTAAAGTTAATTTAAAAGAAATTTTAAATTAGATTACATAACATGGCAAAAAGAGGTTGACTTTAACCTCAAAAGGCATTATAATAGGCAACATGTGTAAAAATTAATTTACACAGAACATGGCAAACATAGGAGAAAGACATGGCAACATTGGCTGAAATACGAGCAAAACTAGCCGCAATGGATTCAAAACCAGGCGGTGGATCACAAACAGGTGGCGACAATGCTATCTACCCATTTTGGAATATATCAGAAGGATCTAGTACTACACTAAGATTTTTACCTGACGGCGATTCCAATAACACATTCTTTTGGACAGAACGACAAATGATACGTTTGGCGTTTCCTGGCATAAAAGGTGGCGACATGAAACCTACAACTGTACAAGTACCTTGTATGGAAATGTGGGGCGAACAATGTCCAGTACATAATGAAATTAGACCTTGGTTCAAGGACCCTTCATTAGAGGACATGGGTCGTAAATACTGGAAGAAAAGAAGTTATATTTTCCAAGGGTATGTAGTAGATAGTCCACTACAGGAGGACACCACTCCAGAAAATCCAATCCGTAGATTTATTATTGGACCTCAAATCTTTAATATTATTAAAGGTGCTTTGATGGACCCGGATATGGAAAACATTCCAACAGATTATGTAAATGGCACAGACTTTAGGTTATCAAAAACCATGAAAGGTCAGTATGCTGATTACTCAACAAGTAAGTGGGCAAGAAAAGAAAGATCTCTAGATGAGACAGAACTTGCCGCAGTAGACACTAACGGTCTATTTAACTTAAAAGACTTCTTACCTAAGAAACCAACTGCTGAACAAGTGGATATAATTTATCAAATGTTCCAAGATTCAGTAAACGGCGAGTTGTTTGACAATGAAAAATACGGAGAGCACTTTAGACCTAATGGTCAATCTGCTCCAGTAAAATTACAAGCAACAACTCCACCGGCACAGAGTTCTACTCCGGTAGCGGCTCCAACAGCACCAGCAGTGGAAACACCTGCTCCAGCAGTTGAGGCACCAGCACCAGTAGTAGCACCAGTAGTAGAGAGTGCTTCTGCCAATGACGCTCCGGCATCTACTGATTCTAAAGCATCCGCTGAAGACATTTTAGCGATGATTAGAAACCGTCAGCAATAATTGACGGGTTGTAGCCTTACTTAGGGTTTTGAATACTTGGTCCTGTTTACTTCAAAGAACTGGTAAGGCTACCTTTTTTTAAGGGTAATTATGAGTACATTATTAGCATTAGGCGATAGCCACACATTCGGAGCAGAAATATTAGGTGAGAATAATCACTACGATATTGGCAATACCGAATTGGCTTATCCACAGAAGTTAGGTAACGATCTTGGCATTGACAAAGTCGTAAACTTAGCAGTTCCAGGTGGTAGCAATATGCGAATAGAAAGATCATTACTAGAATACTTAACAACAAATGATAAACCAGACTTGGTTGTTATAGGTTGGACGGTTATTGGTAGATTTGAGTACTGTACTGGATTAGATAAGAATGGCAATTACGAATACGCAAATGTTAATTCTTGGCTTAATCCTGCGTGGAAAGATAATCCAGAACAATACAATACATGGAAAAACTTTTTACCTATAACTACCGCAGACGATTTACTAGCACAAAAATATAGATCTATTTTATACGCAATGAATCTTTTAGAAAATAAAAACATTCCATATATAATGTTTGATGTAATGAACGATCACATAAACCAGGCAGAAACTGAGTCAGGTGACTTAATTGAATGGAACGGTGATCACAAAACAGATAAAGCATTGATAGAAGCATCGGAATGTAAAAATTACCTTAAAGGAGAAAACTTAGACTACTGGTCTTATGTTTTTAACACAGGATTTGACGATGTAGCAATGAGCGGAGGCCATGCCAATGAAGCAGGCCACAAACATTGGGCATCAAAATTAAAACAGGAATTACAACACAGAAATATATACGGAGAAAAAAATGCAGAAACCATTTGATTTAAGCAAATTTAGAACCGGCATCACTAAAAGTATTAGTGGTATTAGTGCCGGTTTTCACGATCCAGTAGATTGGATCAGCACAGGTAACCACACACTCAACTATTTGATCAGTGGTGATTTTAACAAAGGCGTACCACTAGGTAAAGTTAGTGTGTTCGCTGGTGAGTCCGGTTCAGGTAAAAGTTTTATTTGTTCAGGAAACTTAGTCAGAAACGCACAAGACCATGGCTGTCAAGTTGTGTTATTTGACTCAGAAAATGCTCTAGACGAAGATTGGCTAAAAGCATTAAACGTTGACACTAGTCCAGAAAAACTATTAAAGATTAGTGTGTCAATGATTGATGATGTAGCAAAATCAATTTCAGAGTTTATGAAAGATTACAAAACAAACTATGGTGATTTAGAGTACGACGAGATGCCTAAATTACTATTTGTTGTTGACAGTTTGGGTATGTTGCTAACCCCCACAGATGTGGATCAGTTCCAAAAAGGTGACATGAAAGGTGACATGGGTCGTAAGCCTAAGGCTCTTACAGCATTGGTTAGAAATACTGTTAACCAATTAGCACCATACCCGATTGGCTTAGTGTGTACTAACCATACATACGCATCACAGGATATGTTTGATCCAGATGATAAAATTAGTGGTGGACAAGGCTTTGTATACGCAAGTAGTATAGTAGTTGCTATTAAGAAACTAAAACTTAAAGAAGACGCAGACGGAAACAAAGTGTCTACAGTACAAGGTATTAGGGCGGCATGTAAAGTTATGAAGTCTAGATACAGCAAACCTTTCGAAGGTGTACAAATTAAGATTCCATATGAAACTGGAATGGACCCTTACAGTGGTATGTTAGAAATGCTTGAAGCAAAAGGCATAGTAGACAAGGTAGGTAACAAACTAGAGTATATTAGTCCTGTTACAGGCGAGTCAATTAAAGAGTTCAGAAAAGCATGGACTGGAGATAAACTTCAGGTAATTATAGACGAATGGGGACAAAATCCTAAAGCAGTTCCAGAAGATATCGATGATGATTTTGATGAGAACGAGGTGGATGACCCTTCAGTATATGAGGAGAATGTTGAATGAGCGATATGAGTCTTATAATCGAAACTTGGGAATCAGTAAAACCATGTGTAAATCCTAAAGAAAAGGACGACGCATGTGCTTCACTTGTAAGAGTGTTTGATGAACATGGATTGTTAGATTATGATAAAGTTGGTATTAATGATTGCGATGGACATTTAAAACAAGCAATCGAAGAATACTACGAAGTCGAAGAAAGCGACGAAGAAGACGAGGATTGGGATTACTAATGGCTGGCTGGTATAACAAAGTTTCAGATAATTTAAGCAATATAATTGATTGTATAGATTACTATGAGGGTGAGTTAGCAGAAGCCAAAAAGGAATGCTATATCAAAGGTAATGTGGAACGCAATAGTGCCGCATTACCTGGTGTCACAGAGCATCGCTTTAACCAATTACAAGAAATAGAAGCAATTCTAGAGCATATTAACATTCAATTAAGAAAAACTCGTAGCAAGGTATTTAGAAACTTTTTAGAAAGTTATAACAGAACACTGACAAGTAGAGATGCTGACAAGTATGTTGATGGCGACGATGATGTAGTTAATCTAACATCATTAGCAAATCAATTTAGTTTATTAAGAAATCAGTACCTTGGCATAATGAAGGGATTAGACACAAAGCAATGGCAAATAGGACACATAGTGAAACTGAGAACAGCAGGAATGGAAGACATCTCTCTATAGAGACCATTAGTTCATTAGTAGACACATTCAAAGAAAATATTTCTGACAACCTTTCCGAAGGCGATATTGTTAAGGTTTCTTTAGACGATACTTCTTATAATATTTTTAACACGTTATTTAAATGGTTTCCGTATACCATTACAAATGAAGAAAAAGTAAAAACTAATAAATTATTTGATTGTATAATCACAGAACAATCAAACAATATAGTTGTGTCTTATAAGGAAGAAGAAACCTTATTACCAATTGACCTTATAACAAATAATACAAAAGACGAGGTTAATAATATAACCATTGAAAAGTTTTTAGATTGGTCAAAATATGAAAGTGTAAACTGTCAGTCCTATGACAGTTTTACTGATAAACTAAGCGGTGTACTTGTTATGCGAGAATCACATCTACATCAAATGCAACATTTTAAAGACTGTGTTGTAACGGCTAATAACTGTGACATAGATACTATAAAAGCATTAGAGCAAACAAAAACAGTTTCTTTAGCAGTACACTTACAAGACAACAATCTTGATATTAACGGCATTAAAGATCATTGTAGTCAGTCAGCAGAATTTATTGCTGGTATAATTATTCCAGAAGATGTAAACGTTACGTCTGAAATAGTTAACGAATTACATAATATAGATGCCTATGTATATAAGCAATGTAGTTACAAAGAAGTATTAGACAGTAATAAGTTTTTTGATTTAGGTGTAGATATAATTGGATTTGGGCCTATAGCAACAACAGACGAACTATCGCCCTACTTACCAAACGAGTCGAGTATTTCGTATGGTACAATATATAATAAAACCTCGCACGAAAGAAGTATAGCAATTCTAAATACATTGGTAAGTGATGTATAATTTTATAGTAGTAGGCGGCTCAAGCCTTAGCAGATTAATAAGTATACACCCAACAATTTCTAATGCTTGTAATATTGTAAATGCTAAATCCTTAGAGCATTTTAAAGAACACGTTGATAAGGGATATAAAGTAATTGTTCATGGATTAAACAATAACCCTAAAGAGGAATTTAAAGAGTATTTAGACTACATAAACAAAAATAATATACACGCAATAATTGATGCTATGTATGAAGCAAATGTAATGAATTTCCATCATTGCGAATTAACATCACCTACTACATTATTAATATCTAATCTAAATATAAAAGAACACAACTATTTTGATAATGTAATCACTGTTCCGTATTTCTTAATTCAATCTTATATATTATGGTTAAATGAATACAAAATTGCGCCACTACAATTTCAGCAACACATTAACAACACAAAAAAATCCTTTTTATGTCTTAATGGTGTTAATAGACAGAGTAGAAGATATGTATATGACTACATACGAGATAATAATTTACTCGAAGAAGCAATATTCAGTTTTATAAATCGAGGTGCTGGTGCTAACGCATTAGCACGTTATCCAACTATTACGTTACATGACGATGTAGAAGATAATGACGATGGTGTTACATGGGATAATACTTTTAATAGAGATTGGTTCTTGAAGACTAAATTTAATTTGGTTACAGAAAGTTCAGCAATGAACGACGCATCAAGTGGGCCTATGCCTTTACAGAATTTTGAAGATATATTTTTTACAACAGAAAAAACACTTAAACCTATTTTTAATAGTCATCCTTTTATATGTATAGCAGATCAAAACTATCATATTAATTTAAAAGAACATTTTGGTTATGAATTATATGACGAAATTTTTGATTATTCCTTTGACAGTATAGGTGAGCATGAAAAAAGATTTGACGGAGTATTAGAACAATTAAACAACGAAGTAGATTACACTTTAGTTCAAGAGAAACTAGAATACAATCAAAATTTATTTTTAAATTTAGATAGCAAGAAAAATATAGTGGTTGATCTGTTAAATCAGATTGACAATGTGTATAATTAATGTATAATAGATAATATGGCTAGAAAAACGAGATTAGAAATAAGAGACGAAGTAAACATCAAGTTTCATGACTTAGATGTAGCCACACGAAGAAAACTATCAGACACTTGTAAATATTTTTTACCATACGCATATCACATGCCAGCATATAAGTTAGGTCGCTGGGATGGCCATGTTAGATTTTGCGATATTGGTGGCAGAAGTTATTTAAATTTATTAGATAAACTTTTGCCTGTAGTAGCAGAGTTAGGGTACGACGTTGAGGTTGATGATAAAAGACAGCAATGGGATTTGGCGTTTGATAAGGTCGAGCAAGACGCATATGATAATTGTAGTTGGCCTAAAGGGCATCCAGCAGAAGGATTACCAATTATACTCAGAGACTATCAAGTAGAGATTGTTAATAAGTTTTTAGAAAATCCGCAATGCTTACAGGAGATTGCCACAGGAGCAGGTAAAACTCTTGTTACAGCAGTACTAAGTCATCAATGTGAAAAGTATGGAAGAACAATAGTGATAGTGCCTAATAAGGACCTTGTAACGCAAACAGAAGCGGACTACAAGCATTTAGGACTAGACGTTGGTGTTTTCTACGGAGACAGAAAAGAATACAATAAAACGCACACAATTTGTACTTGGCAAAGTTTGGAAATACTACACAAAAAATCCAAGGCCAAAGAAGCAGTAGATTTTGACATACAAACATTTATCGAAGGTGTTGTTTGTATAATGGTTGACGAAGTACACAAAGCAAAAGCAGATGTACTAAAACAATTACTGAGTAGTGTATTTGCTAATGTTCCTGTACGTTGGGGACTAACAGGAACTATACCAAAAGATCAACACGAAGCAGTAGCATGTACTAGCACCATAGGTCCTGTGATAGGGCAACTAAGTGCTAAAGAGTTACAAGAACGTGGTGTACTTGCTAATCTTGAAGTTAATATTTTACAACTTAAAGATACGCATGTAGGCTTTAGTAACTATGCCCAAGAACTAAAATGGATAACAACAAATCCTGAAAGAATACAATTTATGAGTGACATGGTAAATGGTATTAAAGATTCAGGTAATACACTTATTTTAGTCGATAGAATTAAAACAGGCGAGTTATTAATTGAAAAAAATCCTGATTGGGTGTTTATATCAGGTCAAATGAAAGCATCTGAAAGAAAAGATAACTATGATGAAGTTGCTGATTCTGAAGGCAAGGTTATTGTTGCTACATATGGTGTAGCGGCAGTTGGTATTAATATACCAAGAATATTTAATTTATTATTAGTTGAACCAGGCAAAAGTTTTGTTAGAGTAATACAAAGTATCGGAAGAGGAATTAGAAAAGCAAAAGACAAAGACTTTGTAAATGTGTATGATATTACTAGCACACTAAAATATAGTAAAAAACATTTAACGGAGAGAAAAAAGTTTTATAAGGAGGCTCAATACCCTTATAAAATTACAAAAGTGGAGTATGTATGAATATATTGACTGTAGAAAATAATGTATACAATCTGGATAGTGTTCCAGATCAAATTGACGATTTACGATATTGTGTTCTGGATGTAACAGACCCAGATTACTATGACTATTTTTGGCACCCATTGGTGTTCTTAGAAAGTTTTTATTCACCAGCAATGGTATTAAATATAGGCGGCAACGAAATACAAATGCCAATGGATTGGAGTATAGCAATATGTGACGACGACTGTCACTCTGAAATTGAGATTGTGCCACTTACAAGTCTTAATAATAGAGGATTTAAAACTCCAGTATTTAATCCAATGGACAACAAGATACCAAAAATAGAAGAAGTTTTTATAACAAACATTTATCAGGAAGTTAAATGGTTTTTTCCAAAGTTAAAGCACGGGCATTTATTAGTAACACCAATTGAAAATAAGAATGTTCCTAAAAGTGTACTGTTTGTAAAAGAAGCAAACAAGATACCAGACCCTGTTGATTTAAGTGA